CACTCCAAGTTCTCCTCATCCCAAGTCCAAAATGCCCCATTGTTTCCATACAATAATTCTGGGTGAATTTTAGGTGCCACCCATAGGCGCTTTGTTTCATCCCATAACCAAGATGGATACGGTTGCTGTGGTTTAAAAGTAGTCTCATCGTCTAACACATGACCCACTCCACAGTATTTAATTGCATCAGTAATTTCAAGCGGTGTTAAGTCATCTATTCCTAATGATGCTTTTTGTGCATCAAGAAATGGTGTAATGTCATCTGGTTTTTCTTCAAAGAAAATTACAGATTGCACAACATTATTTGTGTCAAGAAATGCGTATTCCATTTATATTCTCCTTAACCTATCGCAGCGCAAATGCCAGATGCACCATTTCTGCCAGGTGCTGCCCATGTTGCTCCACCTGCTCCACCACCTTTGGCGATTCCATCTTGATTTGTAGCAGCCATAGCACCACTACCTGCGCCAAATAAACCAGCCCAAGGTGAGCCAGCACTTACACCTGCATACGAGCCACAACCGCCTACTGAATAAGTTGCATCAGTGCCTAGTCCAAAGGCAACTCCTGCTTGACCATTGCCTGCAAGACGACCTCCAGAAGTAGCATTTTTTCCATTACTTCCATAATAGCCACCTTGACCGCCACCGTTGCCAGCGCCATCTGAGGATGCTCCTCCGCCAGAACCGCCAGAGCCAGAATAATTACTGCCTCCACCACCATCGCCACCTGAACCAGAGGCTAATGTAGTTCCTGAACGGACCATACTGCTAGTAGTGCCATTAGTGCCGCTTGTATTTCCACCAGAGCCAATAGTAATAACAACGCTATCTCCTGCTGTCAATGAAACAGTTGCTGTTCCTAAGCGACCTGAGCCACCACCATTTGCTTGATTGCTTGCACCACCAGAACCACCGCCACCGCCGATTGCGAACAACAAATATGTTCCAGTTGCAGGTACGGACCAAGTAGTACCAGATGTCCATGTATAAGCAACTGGTGCTTTAAATGATGTTGCAGGAGATGGAGATGATTGAGCGCTTCCAGATTTTGCAACATAAGTAAAGTTGTAAGTTGTTCCAGAAGTTAAGCCAGTAATTGTGCAACTTAATGAAGTTGTTGTTGCTGTTGATATAACCGTTCCAGCAGTATTCGCTGCAGAAACAACATAACTATCAATAACAGAAATGTTACCAACAGGTGAAACTGCAGAAAATGATACCGAGGCTGTTGATGTTGCTGCTGACCCAGCAGTTGAATTTATTGTTACAGTTGGAGCAGAGGTTGGAGCAGGTACTGTTTGTGATGCAACAGACACCCATGAGCCAGAAGTATTTGCAACTTCAAGCACGCCTACGGTTCCATTAAAGTATGGCTGTCCAGTTGTAGCAGATGTTGGTCGTCCTGCTGTAGTACCAAAAGGAATTGCTCCTGGTGTCGGAAATGTATTTACTCCCATTAGTTAATCTCCACTCCGCTAATGTGAAATGTTACTGATGTAGTTGAAGCAAAACCTGTGATTGTTTTAGGAGTTGCATTTGCTGGAATAACTTGTTTGATGTCAAACCCAGCAAAAGTATTGGCTGATACAGATACCGCAGGTACAAGGACAACTCCGTCAATAGCCACTGTTGCTGTTGCTGTTGTTGTAGCAGCATTAGCAATAACAATATTTGTTACTACTGCCACTGCTGTTGTGCTTGGCACTGTGTACAAGGTTGTGCTTGATGTTGCTGCTGCTGTACGAGCCAGCGCTTTAGATGTTACAGTCATTATTTACTGTACCTTTCTTTAGAAAACGCCCATTACGGCATTGATGTTTGTTTCATCTGTATAACTTGTTGCTATTGAAAATGTTGTGCTAGTCAGAGTAAGTCCATAGCCAGCGCTGTAAGTTACAGATGCAGCAAATTGAACCCATGTCTGTCCAGCAAAACTTGACAAGTAATGGTTTTCTTGAACCCAAGAAGTTCCGCTGTATGTAGTTCCTTCAAGAACATAGACAGATGCTCCATCAAGTTCTGTGTACACATCAGCATCGCTTGAACGGCTAAGTGTGTATGTGCTTCCGTTGTCTGAGTAGGTATAGATACCATTGTCAGATGATGTTGTCTGTCCATTAACAAGAATACGATAACCAGTATCTGTATTATCTAATGCTGAATGTCCATCAATGACTAAGGTTCCTGTTGAACCAGTTAAAGCAATGTTTGAAGTTGAGCGTAAGTTAACCGCTGCTTTCCAGGTTAAACCTTCAACCTTGCTATCAACATACTGTTTAGTTGCAAGACCAAGAGATACTGTTGGGTCCGCTGTTGCTAGTCCACCGTCAAGGGTTAGACCAACGATTGTTCCGTATGTAGTACCAGAAGCAATAGTTGTAGAGCCAATGGTAGGTGCTGAGTAAACGGTAGTTGTAGCAATTTGTACCCATGTAGAACCTGACCAAACATACATGTTGTTAAGTGTTGAATTCCAATAGATAGCACCAACAAGAAGTGGGTTACCATCGTTATCTACAGTAGGTGCAGATGCCTTACTACCAAGGTAACGGTCATCAAACTCATCGTATGTAGTCGCAGCAGATGAAGCACTGGTTGCTGCTGATGCAGCGGATGTCGCTGCAGAAGTAGCAGAAGTTGCAGCGCTCGCAGCAGATGTTGCTGCTGCGCTTGCAGATGTTGCTGCGGATGCAGCATCGTTTGAAGCATTTGTTGCACTGTTTGCTGCAGATGTAGCGCTAGTGGCAGCAGCGGTTGCTGATGCAGATGCACTTGTTGCTGATGTCGCAGCAGCAGCAGCGGATGCTGCAGCAGCAGATGTAGAAGCAGCAGCAGAAGCAGCGCTTGTGGCTGCAGCCGTTGCGCTCGCAGCAGCGCTGGTTGCGCTTGTAGCAGCAGCACTTGCGCTGTTAGCGGCGGCAGTTGCATAACCCGCGATTGTTGCTACAGATGCAGCAGCAGTTGTAGCCGAGGCTGCAGCACTTGTTGCGCTAGTAGCAGCAGCCGCAGCACTAGCAGCAGCGCTGGTTGCGCTAGTGGCTGCAGCAGTAGCAGAGTTAGCAGCCGAAGTTGCACTTGTCGCAGCAGCGGATGCCGATGTAGCAGATGCTGATGCAGATGAAGCGGAAGCAGATGCACTTGCTGCAGCGCTTGTTGCTGATGTAGCAGCACTTGTTGCACTTACTGCAGCAGAGGCAGCACTGGCAGCAGCAGATGTTGCTGAGCCAAAAATTGCATCTACATAAATCTTAGGTGTAGCAGATGAGTCAACCATACCTGCGCTGGATAGACCAGTAATAACTGGGCTGCCTGAAATAGTAGGGCTAACAAAAGTTGCGCTAGATGCTGTGAATGAACCAGTGAATGTGCTAGTTGAAATAGTAGAACTTGTGATAGTTGCAGAGGTAACTGTTCCACCAGTAATAGTGGCAGTTGAAGTCACTGCTCCACTGATAGTAGCGCCAGCAATGGTTGGTGTTGTAAGAGTCTTGCGTGTTAGTGTCTGTACTTTTTCAGTACCAACAATTACACCATCGCCTGTAGCAATACCGTGAACATGTGTCTGGTTGGCAGCAACAAGAATTGTCTGGTCAATGTCATAACCACGAGCAGCGATGTGGTTCTCTGACTCACGGAACTCACGACCTGAAACACCATGTCTTACGACAGCACCAGCAGAGTGGGCTACAGCCTGTGTATTGTCAGAGCCACGAGTTACAGTAAGTGTTGTTCCGCTACCAGCGGTAACGGTAACTACTTCTTCCTTAGATGTATCAGGGTCAACAATAAGTGAGTATGGGTATGATGCAGGGAAACCGCTGACAGAACCAACGATAAACGAAGTGTTTGCTTGTCCCTGTGATTGTGCGGGAATTGATGAACCGAGCGCGGTTTCAACTGCTGTTGAGGAGTAATACCGCGCTGGGGAGCCTGGGTCGCCTGCTGCCATTTGTCTGCCTTATCTCTGGTAGTGGGAACGAAGTGGATGTTGACGGCGCTGGTTGTCCGCTACTTCATTTAAACGCTGCTGGTAGATGTTGTATAGGAATCTGGAAGCGTTCTGTCCAGAACCTACTGGTGTTACGCCATCAAAAATATCTGCTGCTGCAGATTGTGGACCAAGGCGTGATGGGTCTAAGAATGAAACCATACGGAAGGCTGCGCCATAAATGACAACATCTTCTGAGTATGATGGTAAACCTGTGGTTGTTGCGTAGTCATCATCTTCATCTACTAGCAATGTAGGGCGCTTCTTATATGCCACATGTACTGTTTGTCCAGGAGTAATACCTGAGTAGATACTGATGCTGCGAGTAGATGCAAAAGCATCAATGTCTGCAGTGTGGTCTAGTGTGTAACCACGAACTGGGAACCATTCACGAGATGGTCCTACTGTTGAGTAAGTCACACCAAGGATTGCTTGGAAGTCTGCTGGTAATTGATAGGTTGTGCGTGCAGCAATAAAAGGAAAGTCAGTTGTACCACTAGCAAATACCATTGGGTACATAGCATCAATAGTATTATTGATTGCCTTCTTAATTTCTGCTCGTGGAAAGATTGGGCTGGCTATAACCTTTGCGTTTTCATCATGTGCTGCTGGTGTGGTACCGCGCTGTCCACGACCCCAAGGGGTAAGTGTTAATGTGTTAGATACATTGTCTGTGCTGTTAACAAAGACAATCTCATCATCAATCTGTACAAAGCCACGACCCATACCTGTTGCATCAGCAATAGATAGTGTTGTTGCAGTTGATGAGGCAGGTGCTGTTAGCCAACTGGTTGGCTCAACATTGTCTGTGTATCCGTGTAGAACTGAATCAACACGCTCAATTAAATCTGAATATGAACTCATAGGTTAATGCTCCTCAATGCTACAACTCCCGATAGTCCAGCGGTTCCTGCTAACTCATTGCAAATAGCATTGAAGTCTTTATAGTTCTGAGGTTGGCGTGATGAACTAGCCTTGTAATTTAGAGCAGCAATAAGACCTAAGCCATTGGTGCCAGCCCATGCATTGGCAGCACCTTGTTCTGATTCATACGCTGTCATTACTGGATAGGCACCACCATTTGCTAAACGATTAAGTTCGTCTGCTAGTGAACTTCCTGCTGTTCCTGTTGCCATGTTCTACCACTTCACCTTGTCTGCCCAATACGCTGCTGACATTTTGCCTTTGGCAATGTTCTTAGCATGACGGGCTTTGAATGATGCTTGACGGGCTGTAGGTTGTCTGTCTCCCGTGACTCCCTGTTGCCCAAAACGAATTGTCTTTACTTGTGAACCAGACTTAGCCACAACAACATGAGACTTTGTTGGGTGTGATGGTGTGCGCTTAGGCTTGTTAAAACCTGACACACCAGCACGGGCTAAGCGTGGGTCTTTCTTGGCTGGCATTACTTCTTCTTTTTCTTAGCCATCTTTGCTTCGCTCATAGCGATAGCAACTGCTTGCTTCTTAGACTTAACAACGGGTCCACCCTTACCTGAGTGTAGGGTTCCACGCTTGTACTCGCCCATAACTTTTTCAACCTTCTTGGCTGCTGCTTTTTTCTTCATGGCTTAGTCGTCCTCATCTTCCATCTCAAGGCGCTTACCTGTTGGCACTTCACCAATACGCTGGATAGGCTTGTTGTACTGAGCAACATTTGCAGCAGGTGGAGCAGAGTTAACTTTTCTACCGCCTACACCGTATGGACTAACTGTTCCATAACATCCGCACTTAACGCACATTTCTACTCCTTTGGACTGTAACTTGTGTTTCCCCACCAACCGTTGTGTTGTAGTTAGCAGAAATCTGTATTGCTTTTATAGCAACTTCTTCGGCATCTTTGATTGTCTTAGGAGCAACCATTGCCAATGCGCCAAGCGCTAAGTTGCCACCACTACCTATTGCATAGAACCCGCCATCATCGCGGGAAAAAGAGTAGTAATGGCTAATCTCATAAATGATTCCGTCAAAGGCAACGAGTGCATCAAAGCCTGCATCTCTATCAGCAGGGTCTGGGTTATACCCATTGTCAATCATTGCCTTGCGAAGTGATGGCAATACTTTGCTCATCATAAACTTATCTGAATCCATAACCTTGGATACTTTGGGTGG